TCTTTTCATTAAGTCAACAGATTTGTCCATTCCTGAACCTAAAACATCAATATTATTCTGTTCTTCTAATTTTTCCTCGTAAGCGGGTCTGTCTTCTTTATTTAAGTAAAGATATGCTCCTGGTGTTGATGGTGAAGATACAAGGTCAAAACAAATTAATTCAAAATCATCCTGTACTTCATTTTGGTCTCCCTTTTTAACCAATGAACCAACACCACGAGAAGATACCCCCATAGTTACACCTTGTCTCATCATGTTAGCAGCAACATCACCCTTAGACGACACAATACCTCTTTCATGAAAACCAGGTGTAGTTAATAATTTAATCTTACCCATCAACACGTTACCTTCCCACCACATGTCCGTAATAAGGTGAGACACTCTATCTAAATCAATCAAGGAAGATTCAGGGTGATTTAATTCTGATATAGACATACCACGTTTAATAATCTCTTGGTATTTTTCAGCTTCTCTTTTTAATATATTTTCAGGATAAATCCTACCATTTCTATTTGGTACTCCGTGTTTTTGTAAAGTGGCATAAAAAACAAATGGTTTGGAATGTTCCAATTGTCCGTATGATTCTTTTATAACTTCGGTATTTCTTGTATCGTTTGGGTTGATGTATCCTGCATCCCATTCCACAAGTATACCTTTACCACTATCATTTGGTCCTAAAATTCTCATAATGTATTTTTTAATAAATAAATATTATCAAATAACCATTTCTGTATTTTTTGTTTTATTTAGTGTAAAAAACTTACATCTTTTTAAGTCATCTACGTAAATTGACGTTAATAATGATTTTATTTTGTTTCTTAGTACAAGTGATTTAAACTCCATAAATTTGTTATGAATAAAAAGGGTAATTTCTAAGTTTAAAAAACTTTTTTTACCTTTTTGAATTCCGCTTGTTCTTAAATCCAAATCCACTATTTGTTTTTTTTCAAAAATAGTAAAATCTAAAACCTCTAAAAGTGTGTGTTGTATTTGTCTTTTAATGTGACCCGTTATTTTTTCCCAATTGTCGTAGTCATCTGATGGTTGTATCCATGTTTGTAATACTATGTATATTGATTTCATTTCTTTAGAATCAACTGTACCGTAGTAACTTTTTGCATCATCAAAAATATTTAATTTTGATGTTTTTCCTTTTTTCATTCTTCATGTCTTAAAGTTTATTTGTTTAAACAATTATAACAAAATTAAATGTGGTTGTCAAAAATCAAAAAAATACTGATATTTATACCAAAAGGAGGAAAAAAAATATGATTATAGTACCAGTTAAAACACCTAACTCTATTGAGCAAGCACTCAAACAATATAAATTTAAAGTTTACAAAACAAAACAACTTGAGAAATTAAGGGAGAGACAGGAATTCACAAAACCTTCAGTTATTAAGAGAGAACAAAAGAAAAAAGCGGCTTACTTACAAAAAAATAATAAGTAATTATTTATCTTGTTTTTTGTGAGTAAAGAAATCAACTGAGGTTAAACCCAAACAACCAAAAGCTAAAAGACCAACAGCATCAACTAAGGTTGTTGAAGGTTCGTATTTTCCACAACTAAACATAGAAATAAATAACGCCACTATTAGTGACAGACCACAAAGTAGCCCTACAAATCTTTTAGAAGAAATGCCACCGTTGGCTCCTTCCATCATTGATTTAAAAAATCTAATCATAATCCCTTATTAAGGTTTCTTAATTTATAAAGATTGTATCTATCGTATGGTGAATCTACAATTTTTTTAATTGTATTTTCAATAGTTGCAGTTAAATCGGAGTCTTTAGATTCATTAAGGGATGATTTCAAATTCGAAATTACATTTTCTTTTAGATTATCCATTTCTAATTTTACTTCGTCTTCCGACATAGAAGATAGTTCTTGAATAATTTTTCTTTCCGACTCTGAAATATTTTTTAATTCCATTTTAATATTTTCATCCGCAACTTTTATCATTGTAGAAATAGGTAGATTAACACTTTCTTCTAACTTTGAATTAATTTCTTCTGAAATTAATCTTGACCTTATTTTAGTTTTAGACTCCAACACAGTTGACAAGTCCTTTATTGATTTTTTGTAAATAGTATTGTCTATATCCGTGTAATCGTTTGAATGTTCTAAAATTATAGAATTAATCCAATTACTTAATTTATTTAAATATTTTTGATTATTTTCAACCAATATTTGGGAATATTCAATACTCTCGTTTACATATCCCTCAGCTATGGATTCGTTCAATCCTTTTTTACTTGATAGGTCGTCGTATATATAATATAATTCTGATAAGTCTTTGTTTTCTAAAACCATAGATTTAAACTGTTTCATAAACGATTTAAATTCAGGTTTTCCGTACAAACTTATAGACGCCCTTTCTATTTTTGTTTTTGTAGTACCAAAAGTGTTCATAGTTTTTATTTAATAAATATTACTTATCTAATAAAGATCGCACTTTTTGGTCTATTTCGATTAACGAATTTCTACCTTTGGATAATTCCATCACGTCAGCAGCACTAAATAATGTCATTTCCTCAAGTATCAAATCAAGACCATCCTTATTAAAACTTTCTGGTGTTACACCGCCAGCCTCAGGTGCAGGAGCTTCAGGTGGTGGAGGGGCCGAAGCACCGCCAAGGTCACCACCCATTGCGGAATCACCCGCGTCAGGTGATTCACCACCAGCGCCAGATGAAGGTTCACCATCTTTTTTACCATATAATTGGTCTATGGTATCGAATAAACCTGTTTTTGGTATAATTTCTGCAGTTTTAGCTAATTCAGCTGCAACCGCTCTTTCGACTCTTTGTTGTTGAATATCTAATCTTATTTCTTCGTCTGAGAAACCTAAAACATGTTTTTTAGCCCATGATGCCGATACTGGTGCCACTGAATCTGCAATTGGTGTTACTGCGTCTTTATACAGTAATATTTTCTCTTTCCATAATTCTATTGATAATAGTTCAGATTGTTTTGATGGGTTATGTAAACCTAAAGTAAAGTTAGTTAACTCATCTTCAAACCCTAACAAGAATAAGTGAATGATTGCAATTTTGTTTAGTTCTGCAATCATAGATTTTTGAATTCTATTAATTGTCCTTGCGAATCTAATATCTAATAATGATAAGTTTTTACCATCACCAACAGCCTCCTCAAACCCTAAATAAGCTTTTGGAATTCTTAACGCAGTTACAAGTTTCTTTTGGATATATTCAATATCCGCTATCTCAGCTAAGTTAGTTCCACCTGGTAGTGTTTCTATAGGGTTTGTTGCCGCAGGGTCACGAACAGGGATAAAATAATCTTGGTCTACAGCCATTTGATTATATCTCATATCAACATTACCTGTTGAATGGTCAACAATTTGGTCTCTTTTAAATTTATTTGCAACTCTTTGTACGTAAGGGTCAACATCTTTGTCGTCCATGTTTCCAACAAAGACTTTAAAAACTCTTCTTTCAGGTGCTCTTGAAACTCTATATATTAACATTGCATCTTCAGATAATAAAAGTTGTTTCCAAATACGTCTAGCCTTTTCCAACATAGAAGTTCCATAAGGAAGTTTTCTATCATCACCTAAAATCCTAAAGTGTGCTATTTCCCAAGTATTGAATTCCATGTTCTTTTCTTTCCAAGTAAATTTCAAAGCATCGTTTTCCATTTCTTGTGAATACTTGTCAGGCTGAAATCTCATACCTTTTTCTAACCTTTCTATTTGAATGTTCGGTAATTGTTGACATCCAACAATACCCTTTTCAGGGTCCAACTTTAGATAAACAAAATTATCACCGAATTTACATGTATTTCTAGTCCACATTGGTAGATTTGTATTGATATCTAATTTGTTGACAAATAAGTCTATCAGTACAGATTTTATTCTTTTGGATTCTGAATAAACTTTTAATATTAATCCATCTTGGTCTGGTGTTGTTGATTCCTCAGAATATATGTCAAGAGCCGCAGATATTTCGGGTGTGTACTCCATAGACTCATAATCGTAATATGAAGCCATCCTTGTCGGTTCATAATAAACAGCTTGCTGATAAAGATTATTCTCAACTTTTTGCCACTGTTGACCAATGTACATAGTTTGTTGGGACTGTAGTTTTTCTTTTTCAAACTCAGTTTTGTCTGTTGTTTTGAGTAATTCTTTTTTATCAAATTTGAATACGGGTGATTGTTGGTCAAGAGTTGCGTTAGGACCAAATGTCCTACTCAATCTTTGCCATACCGTTAGTTTTTGTTCTGACATAATTTCTTTTATTAAAAAATAATATGGTTAATTATAAATTAAACCCTTTTACCACTGAATAACCATAAATACTTTTCATAATCACTTTTAGTTAAACTATTTCTTTGGTAACTGTTGTGGTCTCTTGTTGATGCAGGTAGTCCAGGATTAAAACTAGTATATTCATTTTGATAACTATTATTTTCTACAGACCATGATTCTAACATCGCTTTCGTTTGTTCGGTAACTTTTTCTAATTGCGCAAAAGACGTTTCTGCAACATATACTGCCATGGCGAAAGACATTATTAAATCGTCGTGTTGACCTTTTTGGTGGTCGGGTCTACCGTTTACGTAAACAAACGTATTCAACTCATTAAATAATCTCTGCGACCTTACTGAAAAATCATACCTTAACGCTTCCTCAAACGCTTGTATAATCAATACCCTTTTAGCATTAAAATTAATACCTGGTATTTTGTCATTAGCTTTAGGATTCCATTTCCATTTGTCGGCAGGGTTAACCCCATCAACATATAAATTTTTATATCCTAACTCCTGTAGTTTTCTTGATGTTGATACACCCATACCTCCAGTGATGTCTATTACTATTAGAGCACCGTACATGGTACCCCACTTATACGCAATTTCCGCCAATACATCGGGAGGTATTTTTCCAATATATTCTAAAACTTGTTCTCTATCATCAAAATCTATTATTGATATTGTGCTAAAGTCTTCACTATCTCCTCTTGAGACATCGACACCCATAATATACTTGTGGCCTATAATTGGTTCTTTCCACTGCCACAAAGCACCTCCCATAAATTTGTTTACGGGTTCTTTAATATGGTTTTCTTTAATTTTTTTCATCGTTTCAGGTGGTATAACATTATCCCCCGAACCTAAAAAATTACACTCTAGCTCTTGTGATATTTTTCTTTTATCAAACTTTAATTTTTTTGCCATGGCTTCAAACCATGAACTATATGCCTTATA